GTTCATATTAATCCAATCTTCTAATACAGGCATTGGGTTTGTCTTAGGGAAAGTAAATTTAGTCTTTAACCCAAAACCATTTGCAACAGCTTTAGCATTGAATAAGCACCACTGCACCATAAGTTTTGAATTAGTACCTACTAAAGTTTTCTTGTCGTTTTCAAACAAATCCTCTACAGTCCAACGTATTTCACTATCTACAACTTCCTCTAATATAGACACTAACTTAGGCTTTAATCTTTCAAAGATAGTTTTTCCGTGTTGTGTTGAGATCAATTGTAAGACTGTTTCTTTACGATACTCTGAATGAACTTCATACTCATCTTGACAAATCTTCTTAACAGCTTGACCGATTGCTTGATACCATCCAGATTGAGCAATAATAAAAGTTGTACCAAAAGAGTCCATAAATTGTACACGCTCCAAACAATACATAATAAAGTAGAATAGAATCATATCTTCATCTATTTCTTCTTGTGTTGGTACATAACCCTCAAACTCTTTCTTGTATGCAAGTAAGATACTTTTTTGTTTAAGTTTCTTTAACTCACTACCAACTACTTGTAAACGTCTATGTGCTTCATTATGAGCTAACATCTTTTTTAACACGTCTTGAGGGACAGGAAAACCCATACGCACAATTTCAGAGTAACAGTTACCGTGTACACTTTCGTTATCGTTGATTCGTAGTTCAGCTTCCCATTGCTCTGTACAAGGTTCATATGGAGCAATTAAAACTGCTGGGCACTGAGAAGCTACACTATCACTCTCCCATTGCCACATAATTGTTTTAATCATCATCTCTGTTACGTCTTGTGGAGCTTTCTCAAAATCAATCAAGCACTGAGAGAAATCAAACTCTAATTCGTCCCAATCTAACTGCTTCATTTCCTTGTATAAGTCAAATATCTTAGGGAAACGTTTATTAACAGTATCTAACAAACCAACATCACCATTACCGAATAGTTTAACATCTTCATACTGCTCTGCTGTTTTATTTACATTAAAAATCATTACAACTCCTTTAAGAAAAAGGGGATACTACATCCCCACCAAATCACATTTTGCATTCTTCACATTCTGAATTAGCTTCAGGCTGAAATTCTTGATCATCTTCAATGAGATCAACGTTTAATTCAATACCTTTAGCTGTTAGAGTGTTGATATAATACCGTGTTTTTACTCCGTAGTAAACCCAACTAAACCACCCTTTCATTAATTCTGATGATTTAATTTTATCACTACCTTGTGCCTTGTACCATTGATCTGCGCTAATAGCCTGATCTGTCCATTTCTGAATAATACCATACACTTTTGCCATATCCTCAACAGAAATGTCGTAAGCATTTTGGTAATACTTTCCTAACTTATCTGACTCAGGTACAACATACTTAACTACATTAGTATCATTCGTTTTGTTTAAGTCCAAATCACGAATAGGATACACACCGTTTGTAGAACCAGAGCGAACACTACTACTCTCTGCTGGCATATGTGCAGCTAAAACAGAAAAAGCATGTCCGCCATTCTCAATAATACGTTGTCTTAACCCTTCCCAATCATACTGCAAACCTGCTGTTACGACTTCATCTACGTGTTTGTTGTATGTGTCAATTGGCAACCAACCATCTTTCCATTTCGTTTTGTCAATCCATTCAGCATTACCAAACTCTTTAGATAACTTTAACGAAGCGTTTAATAGATGCCAATAATGAGATTCAGCTACCTTGTGGATTAAATCTCGACCATCTTGAGAATCGTAATTTAACTTATACTTAGCCATTAAGTGCGCTAAATCGACAATACCAACACCCGCAGACATACGCTTTTTAGCTGTGTATTCAATGTGAGGTAAAGGATACTCTGACTCTGTAATAGCAGTATAAATCATATCAAGAGCTACAAAAGCAGCTTCTCTGTACTCTTCATCCCACTCAGGAGTACCAACCTTACCTTTAATCTTACCTACATTAATTCCAGCTAATGAACACACAGCTACTTCACCTTTAACGGCTTCATTCTTCTCTTTAAGATATTGAATAACTGATGGATGAGCGTTATCAGCAATAGCTTTTTTAAGATCACCATATACATACAAGTCTTTTACTGAATCGTAAGCGTTTGTTATTAAAGAAATTTCCAAACATAAATTGGACTGACGAATCTTACCGTTTCCATCTGTTTTAAACGGTGTGTGGTAATTCATCTCAAATAAATTCTCTTGGTAGATTCGACCAACACCTACACCCTCTGTAAGCGTCAATCTTAAAACTTCACGAGCTTTGACTGCCTCTCTACCTTTACCTTGCTTCACATAATATTCGTATAATCTTTCAAATGTGTCATCTGTAGCGTACATTGCTTCATAAAGGTCAGGCACATCTGCATAGCTAAATAAAACCCAATCTTCATTATTTGCAGCCTTTTTAGCAAAATATTTATTGAAACCTACAGAGTAGTCCAAACCTCTAATTTGTCTAGCTGTCGGTGTCATCGGGTTTTTCAACACTAACAGCTCTTTAATTTCAGGGTCAATAATATCAAAACTTGTTGTTTCTGCTCCACCACGACCATTCTGTAGGTTTGCATTGATCATGCCTACCTCTGCACGTAAGTAAGGCTTCTTACCTTGATGTGGAATAGTACCACCACGAACAGGGTCATCTACAGTTCTTGTACGAATCTTTGTCCCTTGTCCTGCACTGTTTACAGTCATCATATATGAGATATGATTACCAGCAGATAAGCTACCAACAAAATCATCTGATTCGTGCAAACAACAAGAGGCTAGACCGAGTTTATCTGTACCTGAATTAGTGTAGTATGGTGTCGGTACATTAAGTACATCACTACGAATCTTATTGTAATGTCGCTTAATTCGCTCAATACGATTTTTACGATTCTTACACATCTGCATAGATACACGCATTGCGCTGTATTGTGGTGTTTCTAAATAACCACCTTTAACACGGTCACGTAGAGAGTATTTCTCCATTGCTTGTTCAATTTGATAATGTGCGTAGTTTAAATCAGATTTATGATCTAAAATGCTATTAAGTTCTTCATACTCATATTGTGTGAAACTATCTACAAAAGTTTGTGAAGCTAATCCTCGTTCTGCTAGTTGAGACAACATTTCATACAATGTTGGTAACTTGTCATTATAAATATCCTTGTACAACATAGAGATGTATAGGCGACCAGCCATACGATTGTAAGCAAAAGATCGCTTAGTTAAGCAGTAATCAATAAAAGCTTGCTGTAATTGTTTAGATGTAATTTCTGGACTAGATGTTGAAGCTACGTGTAAAACAACTTCACTCCAACTAACATCACTACCTAACGTTTTTGATGCCCATTCTCCCCATCCATTTAACTTACGTGGACTGAAATCTTCAAAAGACCCATCTCGTTTAATAATTCGTTCAATCACTATAAATCCTCTTAATTTAACTCTATCCCATTACAAACATCAAAACTGCGCTGGTTTGTAATACTATCCATCTCTCGCATCATACTCACATCATCTGTTAAACACCGTACTTGATGCGAAGCAAACCTTGTCTTAACCCAGTTCTCATCAACTCGCTCAAAACAACTAATACGAGGACTATCATCCTGTTCACCGAACTTGTTTAAAGTAACTAACCCTTCATCAATCTCTACTTTATCAGGTAACGTACAACCTAGATTAAAGAACAGCTTCTTTAAAGCTTCTTTAACTTTAGGGTTATCTGATTTGAAATGCTCAATCTCAAGAGATGGTGTAATCTTCTTTAATTCGTTTAGTGTAAAAATACAACTTACTTTCATCCATGTTCTCCTAACAGTTTCAATACTTTCTCTTTCAAATCTGTACTTCCTTGTTCACCGTATTCTTCGTAAGCTGATAAAAGAGCATAATGAATTACTTTAGCTAAATCTTCAATACCATTCTTACTCTTATAGCGAGAGATATACTTTACGACATTACCTTCACAAAAAGAGAGGTTATTCTTCATTGTATATTCTAACGGTTGGATACCACGATCTTTATAATGACCACCACCTTCTTGAGCGATTAAAGGGTTGTATGTTTGTGTTTCCTTAAATGATTCAGCAATGTCACTAGACAGTTGATTTGTATTACACCAAACACATTCACCTGTTCTTGAAATGACAACCGCAGTCTGACTATACGCGTCAATTGATTCAATTTGAACAACATCGCCCACACTCAACCCGAAACCTTTTTCCCAACAACTGCTACACTCATACTCAATAAAAGTAACTTCATCACCAACTCTAAACTTATTTGTTTTTAAAGCATTCATTCAACCTCTCCTCGAAATATTTAATAAAAGTTGTTACTCGTAATACCAAAATAACAGCTTAGAAGAATATTATACAACTTCTAACTACGAATAACAACTCTTTGTGTCTATTGATTTACTCTTTGCTTAATGTTTAGACAACACGTACTAATGAATTACCATTACCTT